CGCCGCCTGATGCTGCAATCCAGCATCGACGTTGAGAACATGGTACGCAATGATCTTGCCCGTGTATTGGCACTCAAGATTGACGTTGCTGGCCTTTATGGCACCGGCAATAGCAGCGAGCCATTAGGCCTCAAGCTAACAACTGGCGTTGGCACTGAGGATTTTGCTGCTGACACCCCTACATTTGCTGAAGTGGTAGCACTAGAAAGCGATGTAGCAGGTGCTAATGCATTAACCGGCAGCCCTGTTTATTTGATGAATGCTGCTATGCGCGGCGCTCTGAAGACTAAGACCAAGGACACTGGGTCAGGCTTGTTTGTGATGGAAGGCGATTTAGTTAATGGCTATCGCGGCATCTTGTCTAATCAAGTCGCATCTAATGATTTGTGGTTTGGCAACTTTGCCGACTTAATCATTGGCTACTTCTCTGGTTTGGATTTGATGGTTGACCCTTACACACATAGTACTTCTGGTACTGTGCGTGTTGTAGCGATGCAAGATTGTGACATTGCGGTGCGTCACCCTGAATCATTCAGCCGTGGCAACAACACACTCTGATTATGTTTATTAAGGTCTTACGGCAAACAATGTTGGCAGGCCAGGTTGTTCGTGTTGGGGATGTTGTTGAAGCATCCCTGACCGACGCCAAACTCCTGATTGGCATTGGTAAAGCCATTTTATCTGACCCTATTCCGCCCATTTGCTCTATCCCATCCACTCCCAAACGGAAAGCTAAACCATGACTATTCACAATCTTGGCACCAAGACTACGATCTTGGGCCTCCTGCGCAACGACGTAGTAGCTGCTACCGCCACTGGTTCAGCAATTGATTTGCTGGGCTATGAAGGCGACATGGCAGTGCTGCTTGATGCTGAAGCTGGCGGCGCTAGCATTACCTACGCGGTAAAGCTAACCGAATCAGATACATCTGGCGGCACCTACACTGATGTAACCGGCGGTGCGTTTACCACCACTACCGCTAACACTGCTTCGCTGCAAAAGATTACTGTTAATGTAACCAGCCTAAAGCGATTTGTTAAGGCAACCGCCACTGTTGCAGGTGGTACTGGTGCTGGTGCAGTTGCTGTTATTGGCTTAGCTTCTGCTAAGTACGGCTAATGGCGTTTACGGAAGACCTAAGCATCTTCCTAGCAGATTTCGGCGTCACTTGTACGAGTGGCGCCGTTACTGCATTAGGCATCTTGGACATGCCAAGCCAGATAATTAGCGATGGGATGGTGCTTAGCACTGACTTCACGCTGACAGCTAAAGCTACAGATTTTGGCGCATTGATACGGGGTGCTGCAATTACGGTAGATAGCGTTGCTTATGCGGTACGCGAAACGATGCTTATTGATGACGGTCAGTTTGTGCAAATTGCATTGCAAAAAACATGAGCACTATCTATGGCGGCAATTCTGACCGGCCACAAAATATTTATACGTTTGCGCCCATCACAAATGTTGGCACATCTGAGGTAATCGAGATTGATGGCACTACTATCACAAGCATTGATGTTGTAACCGGTGGGCAAATTACACACCAACTGCAAGGTTCTATGGATGGCGTCAACTGGGCAGGTCTTGAAACCGCAAAAACAAGAGAATCGGGCAACCACTTAGGCACTTATTCGGGTTATGCGGTGCGTTATCTGCGCGTGGTTGTTAGCGCAAGCCACGCGTCGCGAACCCTTACTGCCACTATCTGCTGCGACGCATGACTACCAAACGGGAATCAATCTTAACTGCTATTGCTGCGGCTTTAGTTGGCACTACAGGCGTTAGCACCAGGATTTACCGCAGCAGGGTGGAACCAATCACAAGGGGCGAAAGCCCCGCAATTGTGATTGAACCAATAAGCGATAGCGCGCAACAGAACACAGCATTGCCGACATTGGACTGGAGTCTGGTTGTACGTGTTGCGGTAATTGTGCGCGGCAATATCCCAGACCAATTAGCCGACCCAACAGTTGAAAGCTTACATGCCAAGATGATGGCAGATTTAACCTTAGGCGGATATGCAATTGATGTGCAACCGCAGTCGGTAAATTTTGAACTGGTAGAGGCAGACCAACCGGCAGGAGTTATTGCGTGTGATTTCTTAATCCGCTATCGTACGAATGTGGCGAATCTATCCATTTAAAGTAGCTAGCATGATTGATGAATACCAAGGCCAAGGCGGCTCTTACGTTTTGGACCCCATCACTGGCAAACGCAAGCCCACACCAACACCTGAGGTCCTGAACGATGGCACTGTTAACACGCAAACGCCTGATCCTGGCAAAAGTAGAAGCGACCTACGGGACTGATTCGAGCCCTGCCGGCACTGATGCGGTATTGGTGCGCAGCCTAGAGGTTACCCCGATTGAGGCTGATGTTGTAAGCCGCGATTTAATCCGGCCATACCTTGGCAACAGTGACCAGCTTTTAGCTAACAGGCGCGTAAGCATTACGTTTGAGGTTGAGCTTGCAGGTTCTGGCACAGCGGCAACAGCGCCACGCTTTGGCGGATTGCTGAAAGCTTGCGGCATGTCAGAGACCACTACAGCATCAGCCGTTACCGGCACTGCTACGGCAGGATCTGCGGGCAGTATCACGCTTGCAGCAGGAGCTAGCGCAACAGATGACATATACGTCGGCATGGTCATTAGCATCACCAGCGGCACCGGTAGCGGCCACATTGGCGTGATTACTGATTACGTTGGCAGCACTAAGGTCGCAACAGTAAAGGCCAGCACCGCAGCATTTACGCCAGGCGCAAGCAGCCTGTACAGCATTGCTGCAAACGTAGGATACAAACCTGTTAGCGCGAGTTTTGATAGCGTCACCATTTACTTTAATAACGATGGCGTATTACATACCATCACAGGCGCACGCGGTAGCTTTGCTTTTAACTGCGCAGTAGGCGAGATTCCAACTATTGAATTTACAATGGTTGGCATTTATAACGCACCAACTGACACTGCCGCCCCAACTGCTACCTACAGCAACCAAGCGACACCATTGATATTTAAAGCTGGCAGCACATCGGCATTCCAAATCCTTGGTTATAGCGGCTGCTTGATGTCGCTCACCTTAGATATGGCAAACGAAACCGTATATCGCGAATTGGTTGGTTGCGATAAGTCTGTATTAATTGTCAACCGCGCACCAGAAGGCGAGTGCATTATTGAAGCTCCAACCATTGCGCAGAAGGATTTCTTTACTATCGCAAACGATGACACCACTGGAGTGATAAGCCTGCTGCATGGCACCACCCTTGGCAACCGTGTTACCATGGTTGCGCCTAAGGTTGATATTGCCAACCCAACCTACGAAGATTCGGATGGCATTCAAATGGTTAACCTGCCGTTTGTAATCATCCCTACAACAGCAGGCAATGACGAAATCACCCTCACCTTCACCTAGTTTTTATGGCTTTTGTTCTTAAGCAATCCAACAGTTACAAATGGCCGGTAAGCTTCAAGCTTCCGGTCGATGGCGGCAAGTTTGAGAAGCAAACATTTGATGCAGAATTTAAGCGATTGCCACAGGCAAGGATTAATGAAATACAAACTGATGTGCAAACCCGCATCAAAGCGGCGGAACGTAACGAACTGGTAGATAACAACATCACAGATATATCAATTGCAAATGAATTAATCATTGGTTGGGAAGGCGTAGTTGATAGCGATGGTGACGCGGTAACATTCTCCGAAGCCGTTAAGCAGCAACTGCTTGATATTCCGACAGTAGCATCTGCAATTATTGTGGCTTATTTCGAAAGCCTTGCTGGAGTAAAAACAAAAAACTAAAGGACGCTGCTTTGTATTGGGTGCAAGGTGGCGTTGTCGATGATACCCAAGATGATGCAGCAGTATTTGGGATAGAGATACCAGATCCAAAACCTGATTATTTCGAAGTGGAACCAGAAGCATGGCCGGCAGTAAAGTTATTTTTACGCTGCCAAACGCAATGGCGCACAGGCCCCAATGGCGTGGTAGGGCTGGATTACAACGCGCTTGCGTGGCTAGCTACAATGGAAACAGATATTGATGCAGCCGCCATGTTGGATGACATTCAAGTTATCGAGCAAGAAGTGCTAGCGGCTTTGAGCAAAAAGGGAGGTTGATATGGCGTTAGATATGCAGGCAGCAGTAAAAATAAAAGCTACGGTAGATGGCCTAGCTTCTGTCGAAGGGCTAGAGCGTGGGCTCAATAAACTAGACAGGCAGGCGGAAGGGCTGCAAGGTAACTTTGGGCGGCTTAGGGGCGCAGCAGGTGGGCTTAGCAGTGCGTTGGGTTCGATTGTGCCTGCTATTGGCATAGCGGGATTAGCAGCGTTTGGCAAGCGTTCAATTGATGCAGCAGATAATTTAAATGATTTGAGCCAGCGTACTGGTGTAGGAGTTGAAACGCTGGATAAATTTGGCAAGGCTGCGAATGATAGCGGCAGCAGTCTGGATGAAGTAGCAAAAGCAATGGGCAAGTTAGCTAAGGGCATTGTTGACCCTGCATCAAAAGCTAACGAAGCATTGAAATCTATTGGCGTTAGCTCAACCGATGCAAGCGGCAAAGTTCGTGGCGTTGATGCCGTCATGCTGGACTTAGCCGATAAGTTTTCTAAGATGCCTAACGGCGTGGAAAAAACTGCACTAGCAATGGAGATATTTGGCAAATCAGGCGCAAATATAATCCCAATGCTTAATGAAGGCAAAACTGCACTTGGCAAATACTCGGCAACAATTGATAAAGATATGGCCGCTGCGGCAGATAAATTTAATGATTCAATAAATAAAGTAACAGCATCAATATCTGGGCCATTTAATCAAGCCATAACAGCGTTGTTGCCGACAATAACAGAATTAGCTAAAGGCGTTGCCGCAGCAGCTACAGGCTTTAGCAAATTGCCGCAACCAATAAAAGATATAACGGTTGCAGTGGGCGGGCTCGCGTTAGTATTTAATCTTTTAGCTCCTGTGATCAAAGGAGTAGTAAGCTTATTTACTTTGATTAGCGGTTTGAAAATAGGTGCGACAATTGCGGAATTTGCGCCTGTATTGCTGCCTGTAATTGCTGGGCTTAAAACACTAGGTGAAATTATTGTTGGAATATTCACAGGTCCTGTAGGTTGGGTTGCATTGCTAATAGCGGCAGGCGTTGCAATATATGCGTTCAGAGATCAAGTTGGCGCAGCTCTTAATGCTATCGTTGAATTGTATAAACAATTTTTTACAATGCTATACGAAAACTTTATCAAGCCTTACATGGATGCGCATTTTGCATTAACAAGATTTATAATTGATAGTTTTATTACACCAACGCAAACAGCAATATCAGATTTTGCAATTGCATTGTACGGATATATTAATACAAATTTTATAGAGCCAGCTAAGGCGTTGTTTCTTGCTATCACAACTTATATAAATGATAGTTTCATAATACCAACAAAAACAGCAATATCAGATTTTGCGGCTGCGGCATACCAATACGTTAATACAACATTTATAGAGCCAACCAAAAAAATATTCACAGCAGTCACAACTTTTATAAATCAAAATTTTGTTAAGCCGGTGCAAGACACAATAAAACAAATGGTAACAAACATTGGCAATATATTTCAATCTGTTAAAGATGCAATTACAAAACCTTTTGAAGCTGCTATGCAAACAATGAAAGGCATAGTAAACAGCATTTTAAATGGTATTGGTAATGCTATAAGCAGTGTAGTAACTGCAATTAATAACGTAATCCAAGGGGCTAACCGAGCGTTAGCAACTTTACAGTTGCCACAGATTGCTTATTTACCCCAGCCTCAATTGCCAAGATTCGCTAAAGGCGGCGTTGTGAATGGTCCTACGCTTGCGATGGTGGGCGAAGGTGGCGAGCGCGAGTATATAATTCCTGAGTCTAAGATGGCGCGTGCAAGCGCTAACTACATGAGCGGTGCGCGTGGCGGGGCAGTGATACCAGCATTCGCTAATGGCGGTGTTGTAGGCGGCTCAGGGCGTAAAGCAGCCAATCCACAGATCAATATTCAAACTGGGCCTGTAACGCAAATGAACAATACTAATTATGTAACGACGCAACAAATGGCGCGTGCAGTGCAAGCAGGCGTTAATCAAACGATTGCTATGATCGGTGGCAATATTAACATTCGTTCATCGTTAGGTATTGCATAATGACAAATTACGATATCATGTGCTTTCTTGAATATTATGCAGATCGGGATAATGTAATTAATCCTGTAACTGCACTACGAGTACCTACTAGGCAATGGCAAAACTTCTACCAAGTGCCGCAGGTATTAAGCGTTGATGCCAGCGTTGGTGGTGTTTATGGCTATTTAGCATTTGATATTGACGGCTTCGGTTCTACCAGTGCGGCCAGCTTGAATGATCTATCAGTTAACGTTGCGGCCATCGGTGATATAGTAGATGTAACTGATGCAGCGGTTGCTGCTAATAATCTAGTGATTGCATCGCTTTATATCCAAGACCCTGGGCAGGATGCGTTCCATGGTGCTAGCGCACAATTAATCAGCCGGTATATTGGCAGCATAGAAGGCGCTAGCTTAAGCGATGAAAGCATTAGCTGGACAATTAACCCAGCAATCAATAAGTTAAAACCGCAGGTGCCAACACGTAAAGTAACAGCAAACATGTTGATCAGGATATTAAGATGACAAATGGAATCCTGCTAGGAATCGGCTTGAGCGTTAGTTGCGCAGATGGCTCAAAGCGTCATAATGTAATAATGAAAATCATTGATAACAAAACAATTTATTTAACAGAAGAAGGTGAAATTTTAGCAGCAGGTAATTGCGTTGTAAAAATAAATAATGGTGAATTTGTTGAGTCATTAATGGTTATAGGATCAGCAATTGACAGATATAAGGAGGATAATCCCTGATGGCATCCGCGTCCGAAATACTTTACGCCAATTTATTAAAAGGCGAAGCGCAGCGTACATATGTTGCGCTGCTATATGCTAGAGATAATCCAAGACCACAACCGGCAGCAAGCGTAGGTACAGTCGCAACTAGAAGTGATGCAACACCAGTCAAAGCAAAAAAACCACAAGCTGATATTGCAAAACAGCAAGTAGTAGCAACGGCTGGTGATACTATCCCGATTGTATTTGGCAAACGCGCTAATAACATTGGCGGCGTATGGGTTCAACCACCACTGGTAAAAACAGCTTCAAACTTATTCGTAGGCAGTTTTTTATATGCCGTTAGCCAAGGCAATATGGTCAGCACTCCAGTTAAACATTATTCATGGATTGGGAGCAGCAACATTAAGTTTTTAAGCGATAGTGCCTCAATTACTTTGACTCATTATTACGCTTCATCCGCAACAATGGAAGCTGCTAAAAACGTATGCCCAATTGCAAGCGGTAAAATATTTTGTGATTTTGATGCTTACTCTTGTTTGAATACTTTAATCACTGCAAACGGGGCCAGTGACCGTTTGTTTGATTATGCAAATTCGTATTATAAGTTTTCTATCATTACAAGAGGTGAAGGTGATACTAGCAATTCAACAATATTGTTTCCAAATTCTGGTTTGTTGGTCTATGATAACGCTACTGGGGCCGATGTTACAGCAGGCTTTTTTAGTTATTACGGCATAGACCCTGCTACAACATTTACAAGAATTAATGGCCGATTTAGCGGTGCTACATTAATTGGTGGTGAAACTGTAGGCACAATAAAAACATCGCCAACAAGTGGTTTTTTTTCACCACTGCCAACATATTTTACAAGGTATGGTTCTACTGGAACAATAACCATTGTTTACCCTAGCGGCACATTAAACAATCAGACAAATGTTTCTAATCCACCAAGTACAGGCACTTTATATGGGAATCAATATGAAGACCAATTAAGCCCGTATTCTAACCCAGCAGCGCCACCAGGTAATATAGATTTTACAACTTTTGCCGATATTACATTTTTAGAAATTGATGGCAATATTTATGATCCGCCAGATTCGGGTTCTTTCCCAACTACAACACGGCAAATATCAATTTTCTATGAAAGCGGCATAACAGTTGATTTGTATAGTGGAGGTTTAGTAAGCAACGTTTACGCAACTGGTGCGAGCAATCAATTTGTTGATTTGGCAATGTATCTATTTACTTTAATGAAACGTGCTGATGGTGCTAACACCGCATCTATTTCATCACCAATTGATGTAAGTAATTTGCAATCATTAGCAACTTTTTGCACTAATGTTGGCTTATTTTTTAATGGGGTTATTGAGGAATCAGTCAATGCAATTGAGTATATATCTAAAACAGCGCCTTTTTTCTTGTTGTCTTTTGTATCCAGTAATGGCCGTTATAGTTTTCAACCGTTACTACCTATCAATGCAAGCAACGGAATCAAAGTGACGGCTTTAACACCAACGGTTACATTTACTGAAGACGATATTTTACCTGGTAGCTTCCAGAAGCAATATGACGATGCAGATGAACGCCGCGCTGTAAACATATCTTTGATATGGCGCGATGCTGACCCATTAATTATTGGCATTCAACGCACGGTATCAATCCGATATTCAACCACTGCAAGCGATGCACCAGTTTTGCAGTTTGATATGACTGATTTTTGTACAACCGCTGCACATGCTACAACATTTGGTAAATATGAATTGGCAAGGCGTAAGTTTTCTACTCATGTAATTGCTTTTGCTACGCCACTACTTACAACCAGTTTAATACCAACACAAATTATTAAAATTGAACGGCAGCGAATTAGCAGCCGAGGTGACAACCGCAGTGAAATTGAATGGTATCAAGTGCTTAATGTAAAGCATAGCAGCTCAGGTATTACAACAATCCAAGCTGCTCATTTCCCTGTTGATGGTAGTGATATTGCTAAAATTAGCAATGAAGTAATCAATGGGACTTTCCAGGTGGTTGGCTAATGGCTACATTCCCTGCGCTAACACCAAACGATAGATCGCTTAGTTATGGCGATTATCCACAAGGTACATATGAAGCAATCAGCGGCAGTAATGTACGGTTTCGATATGGCTCGGACCGAGTAGAGCAACGCTTGAGTTTAAGCTATCGATTTTTAACAGAAGCTGAGATGCAATTACTTTTAGATCATTATGAAGGGCAGCAAGGATCATTGATCTCATTTGCGTTATCGGCTAACGTATGGGCCGGTTATACGGTTGTTCCAGTAGCAGCAGTGGATTATGAATGGCGATATGTAGACACGTTCCAAGTTGAAACTACTGCACCGGCTAGATATAATGCAACTATTGAGCTGGTTACAGTACCGATCTAATGAGTGCTTTCCCATCCTTAGTGCCATCTGTTCGTACTTATACGCCAGGCGGAGTGCCGCGATCATTGCAGACTAGCTTAGCTGGTGGTGTGACTGGTTTCAGGGGCGGCAACCGACGCATTCAGCAAACTCTAAGTTTAAGTTTTGAGCAACGGACAGAAGCTGATATTACAACAATACGCAATCATTACGATAATCAATACGGTAGTTTTGATATTTTCTTTTTATCTGCTGAGATATGGAGTGGTTACACTACGCCGCCAGTGCCATTGCTGAGCGATTATGCGTGGCGTTATACTGGCGCACCAGTATTTACGGATGGGACATGCGAGCGGTGGAATATTGAAGTTGAGCTAGAAACGGTTCCAATCGATATTGGTGATTTAGTATTTAGTGCAGGATTAGCGGCGGCATCGCCAGCGCGGGAGTATATTTTAGATGCGGGCGCTGCATCGGCAAGCCCTGCACGAACTTACGCCATCCTGTCCCCTGGTGCCACATGACAATCAATTTAACAGCGCTACAAAAGCAACGGCGCGATACTGCTGCTAACTGGACAGGAGCTAACCCAACGCTATTAGCAGGCGAGATTGGGATTGAATCGGATACTAACAAAATAAAAATTGGCACTGGCAGCACAGCATGGACTTCGCTGAGCTATACGACATGGAGTCAAATTAGCGCATATCCAATAGTTAATGCTGACGTGGCATCGGCTGCTGCTATTGCAGGCACAAAAATCTCGCCAAACTTTGGCGCGCAATCTGTAATCACAACTGGCAGCGGATTATTTGGCACAGCAACTTCGCTTAGCACAAGTTACAGCGGCGCTGGCAATTTTCAGGTTGCATCTAATTCCGCGACAGCAATACAAGCTTATGCGTTCAATAGCACTGCTGTAAACTATCCCGCAACGCTAGAGCTAGCACGCGCTAGAAATACACAAGCAAGCCCTGCCATTGTTGTGAATGGGGATTACATGGGCGAGATAAATTTTTATGGCTACAATACTAATTTTCAACGCGGTGCTGTAATCTATGCGTTAGTTGATGGCGAACCTGGCACCGCTGGTGATACTAGCGATATGCCAGGTAAATTAATATTTGCAACAAGTGCTAATGGTAGTGCTACGCCAACCATAAGGTTAACTATTGATAGCGCTGGTCTTGTTACGATACCAGGCGACTTAACTGTTAACGGTACAACAACAACAATAAATTCCACAACATTAGTTGTTCAAGATAAAAACATTGAAATGGGCGCTGTTACAGTACCTACTGATGTAACGGCTGATGGCGGTGGAATAACGCTTAAGGGCACTACAGATAAAACAATTAACTGGATTGATAGCACAGATGCTTGGACCTTTAGCGAGCATGTGAATATTGCTAGCGCTAAGGAGTACAGGATTGCAGGCACTAAGGTTTTAGATGCAACAAGCCTTGGCAGCGCGGTTGTAGGTAGCAGTTTAACTAGCGTTGGTACAATCAGCTCTGGCACTTGGAATGGTACGGCAATTGCTGATACCTATTTAGCAACCATTTCCACTGCATTAAAAGTATCCAATAGTGCAACGACTGCCACAAGTGCAAATACTGCTAGCGCTATTGTCGCTAGAGATGCAAGCGGTAATTTCACTGCTGGCACAATTACAGCGGCGCTTACAGGAACGGCATCCGGCAACTTAGTAAGTGGTGGGGCGCTAGGAACTCCAAGCTCAGGCACATTAACGAACTGCACATTTCCAACACTTAACCAAAGCACTACCGGCAACGCTGCAACAGTAACCACCAATGCGAACTTAACCGGCGATGTTACCAGCGTTGGTAATGCAACTTCTATCGCCGCTGGAGTTATTGTTGACGCTGACATAAACGCATCTGCTGCCATTGTAGACACCAAACTTGCCACTATTTCAACGGCTGGCAAGGTCAGCAATAGCGCCACTACTGCCACGGACGTTAACACCGCATCGGCAATTGTTGCCAGGGATGCAAGCGGCAACTTTACTGCTGGCACCATCACCGCAGCACTGACGGGCGCAGCATCTAGCAATGTGCTGAAAGCTGGTGACACCATGACGGGTGTACTAGCCGTAACTGCTGGTACTGCTGCACTGCCAGCCATCACACCAAGCGGCGATCCAAACACAGGCATCTACAGCCCCGGAGCAGACCAACTAGCCATCTCAACTAGTGGTACCCAGCGAGCAACCATCGACAGCTCCGGGAGACTTTTGGTTAACACAACTAGTAGCGCTACCGACAACATTGCGGGCACTGGATACGCCAACATAGTCCAAATACTTGGCGCAGCCACAGGAGCAGGATTAAAAGTTGGAAATACATCCGACACTGCTCGCATTAACATTGTTCGCAGCGCAAACGTCGGAACTGACGTAGAGCTAGGAACAATTTCCTTTGGTTCAGAAGCCAATTCTGTTGAACGCGCAAGAGTTTCAGGCTTTAGCGAGACAACAGGCGGATCAGGTGGACGTGGTGGCAATTTAAGATTTTATACCGCTGCTGATGCCAGTGCCACCCCTACAGAGCGGATGAGAATAACAAACGCAGGACTGGTAGGTCTGGGGACTTCGAGTCCTGACGGAAAGCTAACAATTCAATCATCAGGAAACTCAACTTTTGTTACCAACTGGAAGAACAGTTCCGGAACCAATATCGGATACTTTTACCAA